GTAAAAGCCCTGGGGGTGTCGTATGAAGTCCCTCCACCTTCCCCAGCCTGCATACGGCATCTCCGGGGCACTTAAAAATTAAGTCTACAAAGAAGACTGCATCTACCACATGAAAATAACAGTAATTCCCACATTAGATTATCCCCTTACACTACATAGCGCAGACTACGCGGAACTCGTAGAAAACGGCACACGAAGTTCAATTGTAGTTAATAAAGAAAATACTGACTGCCGGTTAATAGACGGTGTAAGACGGGAGTTATCCCTCGATGAAGCCGTGCGCGTTTCCGCCAGAACTACAGAGACGTTGCTAGCTTTAGGGATGGATGAAGAACAAGATGCGGTAGAGCAGGCTGCATGGAGCGAAAAACATCCCCATGCGGAACCTACATTTAAAGATAAGAATCGCTTACCTGAGGGCCTCGATCCGTTAGATATATTTAAGAATATGATAGCGGACAAAAGAGATACGGTGGTGCGTAATCTCCCCGATAAATATGAAATAACGCAAGATTTAGAAGACGAAGGGGAATTTAAGAGTGATTTACCCGCCAAAAAGACCAAGGGTAAGAAACACACTAAACGCCAAGACATGCAGGAGAAACAAGGAGTACTTCCTCCGAAGGATATATACACTAGTGTAGTAGGGCTAAAATTAGCTGCGATATTAAACGAATACGATAAACAAGTTATTCAAGACGCTGCACAGTTACGCACGTATATTACGAATAAGTTGTTAGAAATATCTTCGTGCGGAACCCCCAAAGACGAACTTCGAGCACTAGAATTGCTTGGTAAGATTTCCGATATAGGTCTATTCGTTGAAAAGAGCGAAGTCAGTATAGTAAATGCTACTCCTGCTGCACTTGAACATGCTATTAAGGATAAGATCAATCGTATTCTTGGGCAGCATAACGTGCAGATAGACGACGCAGAATATACTGAAGTAAACATAAATGGAGAAGAAGAGCTAGAGGAATTAGAGGAGCTAGAGGAGCTAGAGGAGCTAGAGGGATTAGCGGAAGAAGAATCTGAGAACGACGAAGATGAATAACGCAGAACCGGAATACGCGGAAGAAGAACTTACTGCGGAAGAAACAGAAGAGGATGCAGAAGCTGCGTTAGAGAAATGGCTATCAGATCCTAAAAATAAGAAGCATGTATTAGGTCCAGGCATTAAAAGTGCCAAGAATAGCCAACGTCCGCAGTATAATTTAACGAACCAAGAACTTCAGGCTATATTAAGTATACTTCCTAGCCTGCCGGAAACTGAAAAACGGGCGTTGTTAGTAGATCTAGAACGCTATGAAAAGGCTCTAGAACGCAAAGTATACCAAGATAACTTTATAAAATTCGTAGAAAAGGTGTGGCCGGGGTTCATTTCGGGCAGACACCATAAGATTATGGCCCGTGCGTTCGAGAAAGTGGCTCGCGGAGACTGTAAACGCTTAATAATTAACATGCCTCCTCGCCATACCAAGTCTGAATTTGCCTCTTATCTTCTTCCGGCTTGGTTTTTGGGTAAATTCCCCGAGAAAAAAGTAATTCAAACATCCCATACGGCGGAATTGGCAGTAAATTTCGGCAGAAAAGTGCGAAATTTAGTGGATGGAGAGGTCTATAGAGACATTTTTACCGATACCGCACTGCAGGCAGACTCAAAAGCGGCGGGACGATGGAATACGAGCAAAGGAGGCGACTATTTTGCTATCGGTGTAGGCGGTGCAGTGACCGGTAAGGGTGCTGATCTGCTAATTATCGATGATCCGCACTCAGAACAAGAGGCTACAATCGCTGAAACAAACCCGGAAGTATATGACAAGGTATATGAATGGTATACCTCTGGCCCTCGACAGCGCTTGCAGCCGGGTGGGTCTATAGTGATCGTAATGACACGCTGGTCCAAGCGTGATTTAACAGCACAAGTTTTGAAAGCTGCAGCCCAACGAGACGGCGAAGAGTGGGAAGTGATTGATTTCCCCGCCATCATGCCGAGTGGTAACCCCTTGTGGCCGGAGTTTTGGCCGTTGGAGGAGTTAGAGGTACTAAGAAATGAGCTTCCACACGCTAAGTGGATGGCTCAGTACATGCAGGAGCCGACGAGCGAGGCGTCCGCTATTATTAAGAGAGAGTGGTGGCAAGTGTGGGACAAGGATAGCCCGCCTCCCTGCGAGTTTATATTAATGAGTTGGGATACCGCGTTCGAGAAACACAACCGTGCAGACTACACAGCGTGCACGACGTGGGGCGTGTTCTATATGAACGACGATGGTACCAACATAGAGCTTCACAAGTCGGAGCGGGGCCTACCGCAAGCGAACATTATCCTCCTCAATGCGTTCCGAGAACGAATGGAGTTCCCTGAGCTTAAACGAGTTGCTATTGATCAATATAATGAATGGCAGCCAGATGGGGTTATTATAGAAAAGAAAGCATCAGGAGCGCCTTTGATCTACGAACTTCGTGCTATGGGCATTCCCGTGCAGGATTTTACGCCGACCAAAGGTAACGACAAGATTTCGCGATTGAATGCAGTTTCTGATATATTTGCTTCGGGGAGAGTATGGGCACCGGAGACGCGGTGGGCGGAAGAAGTGATTGAGGAAGTTGCAAGTTTTCCTGCTGGAGAGCATGATGACTACGTTGATTCTGTTTCTATGGCACTCGCACGATTCAGGCGCGGAGGATATATCCGTACTACGCTAGATGCTGTAGAGGACGAGTTCTCGACTTACGCTCGGTACAATAATCCGCGACGTAAGCCGTATTATTGAAACCGGTGCCGGATAATTCGGAAACTTCTTTATAAGGTGCATATATGAACTTAGATACTGATACCGATATCGAAGTCGAGATCGTTGATGACGGATCGGAACTTCCGGGCGAAGAAAATAATGATGAGCCGTCCCCCGCAGAGTTTAAGCTAGCCGAGCTGCTTGGGGAACCCATTATTGATGAAGACGATCCGGAAACGGAAGAGTTCTATAAAAACCTTGCAGAAGATATATCGGACTCCGCGCTTGCGACTATTGCAGGTGATTTAATTGGAGAATTCGATGGAGACGTTTCGTCGCGGAAAGATTGGCTGCAGACCTACGTAGACGGACTCGAATTATTGGGCCTTCGCATAGAAAACCGTACGGAGCCGTGGTCAGGTGCGTGTGGAGTATTTCATCCGTTGTTATCGGAGGCGCTCGTTAAGTTTCAAGCCGAAACTATCATGGAGACGTTTCCTGCGGCGGGTCCCGTTAAGACTCGCATAATTGGGAAAGACACTCCGGATAAAGCCAAAGCTGCAGAGAATGTGCAGAATGATATGAATTTCCAATTGACGGAAGTCATGACGGAATATCGCCCCGAACATGAAAGAATGTTATGGGGCCTTGGTTTGTCCGGTAATGCGTTCAAGAAAGTGTACTTAGATCCCGCGATTGATCGACAGGTGTCGATTTATGTACCTGCGGAAGACCTCGTTGTTCCTTACGGCGCGTCTAATCTTGATACGGCCGAGCGCGTCACGCATGTGATGCGTAAAACTAAGAACGAAATTCTTAAGTTACAGGCTGGAGGGTTCTATCGAGATGTAGATCTCGGGGAACCACGTAAGGGCGATTTGGACGACGTAGAGAAGAAGATTGCGGAGAACTTAGGGTTCACGGCGACTTCGGATGACCGATTCAAGTTGCTTGAGATGCACGTCGACCTTGATTTGTCGGAATATGGGTACGAAGACCCGACGACTAAGGACGATGCGAAGTTGGAGATGGGCAGTATCGCACTGCCGTACATTATTACTATAGAGAAGGGTACCAATACCGTACTGTCCATCTATCGCAATTGGGCTCCTGATGATACGCGCAAGTTGAAGCGGGAACACTTTGTGCATTATCCCTATATTCCGGGGTTTGGTTTCTACGCGTTTGGTTTGGTGCATCTTTTAGGTTCGTTTGCCAAGTCCGGTACTTCGCTTATTCGGCAGTTGGTTGACGCAGGTACTCTGTCTAATCTTCCGGGTGGCTTTAAGACTCGCGGTATGCGTATCAAGGGTGACGATACGCCGATCTCCCCCGGAGAATTCCGTGACGTAGATGTCACAAGTGGGACGATTAAAGAGAACATTATGACGCTCCCGTACAAGGAGCCGAGTCAGGTGTTGTACCAGCTTCTAGGTACTATCGTGGAGGAAGGTCGGAAGTTTGCAAGCACTACCGACTTGAAGATATCGGATATGTCTTCGCAGTCCCCGGTGGGTACTACGCTCGCTATTTTGGAACGTACGCTTAAGGTGATGTCGTCTGTGCATTCTCGCGTGCACTACGCCATGAAACGGGAACTTCGGTTAATTGCGGCGATAATCCGAGATTTTACGCCAGATTCCTATGACTACGAACCCGAAAACGGGGGGATGAAGTCTAAGAAATCGGACTACGATATGGTCGATATCTTGCCGGTATCTGATCCTAACGTAAGCACTATGGCGCAGAAAGTGACTCAGTGGCAGGCAGTCATGCAGCTTGCTCAATCTGCACCGCAGATTTATGACATGCCGGAACTCCACAAGCAGATGTTAGAAGTTCTGGGTGTTAAAAATATAGGAGATATCCTTCCCTCCGAGGAAGAAATCAAACCGATGGACCCGGTATCTGAGAACATGAACCTGCTTGTTGGCAAACCCGTCAAGGCGTTTATCTATCAGGACCACGATGCACATATCGCTACGCATATGTCGATGGGACACGATCCCAAGATTCAGTCTGTCATGCAGAATAACCCCTCTGCTCAGAATATACTCGCCGCAACTATGGCGCATGTAAATGAGCATATGGCGTTTATGTATCGTAGGCAGATTGAAGAACAGTTAGGCGTTGCGCTTCCCCCGCCGGATACGAAACTTCCAGAAGAAGTTGAGGTTCAGGTTTCGAGGTTAGTGGCGCAGGCGTCCGCGCAGCTTGTGCAGAAGAACATGGCCGAGGCACAACAGGCGCAGCAAGCGCAGGAGGCGCAAGATCCGCTCAGTATTATCCAGCGGGAAGAGCTTAATTTACGAGCGAGAGACCTCGACCTTAAGGCTGAGAAGCAGATCGCGGAGCTTGATCTTGCCGAACAGGAGTTAGAGCTTAAGAGGATAAGTCTGGAGGATAAGCGGAAAGAGTCCGCGGATCGGCAGCTTGCTGAAGGCTTTAAGTTTGGTGTCGATGCCGCAGCACGGCAGGGTAGGAATAAGGAGAGAAGGTGATGGGCGAATTGGAATATTTGCTAGATGAGATAGATGAAGATATTGAGAACATCAAGGATGATATCGCTAGTGGAACTTTAGTAGACCATGCGGAATACCGCCATAGTTGCGGTGTCCTGCAGGGGTTATTAAAGGCTAAACGATATATTATAGATTTAATATCTAAATTGGAGGCTAATTAATGGTCGATGAACAGCAGGCATCACAACTGCCTAAGCCCGCAGGATACAAGATCTTGTGTGCAATTCCTGATATAGAAGCCAAATTTGATAGTGGGCTTCTCAAAGCAGAGAAAACCGTTAAGGACGAAGAGTTTATGACCACGGTGTTATTCGTGGTTTCTCTGGGTCCGGATTGTTACAAGGATCAATCCAGATTTCCTAACGGTCCATACTGCAAAGAAGGTGACTTTATTCTTGTGCGGCCGCATACCGGTTCGCGCGTGAGCATTCATGGCAGGTCTTTCCGACTTATCAACGACGATAGTGTCGAAGCAATAGTAGAAGATCCGCGTGGAATTCATAGGGGCTAAGGAGATTCAACATGGCGACTGACAAGAACGAGCCAAATAACACTGAAAATAACTTCGACGATGAATTCGATATCGAAGTTGAGGACGATACTCCAGAAGAAGATCGTGGGCGAGACCCCATGCCGGAGGATATCGTAAAGAACCTCGAAGATGATGAACTAGAAGAATTCTCTAAGGAGAAAGCCAAGCAGCTTAAGAAAGTTTGGCACGACGAAAGGCGTGCTAAAGAAGCTGCTCTTCGCGAACGTGAAGAAGCCGTATCCTTATTGCGTAGATTCTCTGAGGAAAATAAGCGACTCAAGCAGAATCTACATACCGGCGAAAGAGCGTATGTCGGAACCGCTAAGCAGGCATATGAGCGCGAATTGGATGTTGCCAAGCGAGATCTTAAGGAAGCGCACGATTCTGGAGATTCTGATCGCATAGCCGAGGCGCAAGCGGCTCTTACTACGGCGGTCTTCAATCTAAGGCAGGTTGAGGCGTATCAGCCGCAGTATACGAATACTGAAGAAACCCCTTTACAATCCGAAAGGAAAGGTGTAGATATAGATTCTAGAGACGGGTGGAGTGTAACCCCCGTCAGGGAAGAGGCCCCAAAAGGCGATCCCAAAGCGGAAGCGTGGCGAAAGCGCAATCGCTGGTTTGGTGAAAACCAAATAATGACCAGCATGGCCTACGGGTTGCATGCAGCTTTAGTGGATGAAGGTGTAGATACTACTTCGGATGAATATTACGCACGAATTGACAAAGAAATTCGTCGTAGGTTCCCCGAAGAATTTGAGACTACGGATAGGAAGCCGCAGAGGCAGGCCACCGTAGTTGGATCTGCTAAGCGGACTACCGGCGCACGTAAGATTACTCTTACCACTACGCAAGTAGCATTAGCAAAGAAGTTAGGAATTACTCCGGAACAATACGCTAAAGAATTGGTCAAATTAAACGGTGATATCAATGGCTGATAATCGAATTCCACGGGATTTAAATACCCGCGACGCACAAGTTAGGCCGACGAGTTGGGCTCCTCCGAGCCTATTGCCCGAGGTTAACAAAGAACCCGGTTATGCTTATCGTTGGATTCGTTCTAGCCTGATGGGCACCGCAGACGGTAATAATGTCTCAGCTAAATTTCGGGAAGGCTGGGAACCTGTGAAGGCGTCTGAACATCCCGAAGTATTTACTATGGCCGACCCCAATAGTCGGTTTCCTGATGCTATTGAGTCTGGTGGTCTTATTCTGTGTAAGACTCCTTCGGAGCTTGTAGAGCAACGCAATGCCTACTACAACAACCAGACGGAAGCTCAGGTCCAATCAGTTGACAACAATTACATGCGTGAGAATGATCCACGTATGCCATTGTTTAAGGAAAAGCGATCTAAGGTCACTTTTGGTAGAGGCCTTGTCGAGAAATAACTTAATTAGGAGCTAATCATGGCTTATCCCACTGTCAGCGCCCCCTACGGGCTGCGTCCGGTCAATTTGATCGGCGGGCAGGTGTTTGCCGGTTCTACGCGCATGTTCCCCATCGCGAATGGTTACAGCACCAGCATCTTCTATGGTGATGTTGTTGAACTGACCACCGATGGTACCATCGTCAAGAACGGCACCACCTCTGGTACTTCGGCTACCGCCGGTATTGTTGGTGTGTTCCTTGGTTGCGAATACACTAGCTCTGGTGGTCCTATCTACGGTAAGAACCGCTACCAGTATTGGTTGGCGAGCACTGCCGCAACCGACGCCGTTGCTTATGTGAGTGACGATCCGGACGCTATCTATCAGGCCGCGCTTTGCAGCACCGGCTCCACTCTGGCGTACGCTGGTCAGTGGGCGGTGGGCAAGAACGTCGGTCTTCTCCAGAACACCGGCTCGACCTCGACCGGCGATTCCGCTATTGCTGTTGGCGGCGCTGCTCCGGCGGCTTCGGCCAAGATCATGCGCGTTATCGGTACCGTTCCGGCTTCTGCGGTGTCCACCACTGCTTCCGGCACGACCTCTGGCTCGTCCACTTCCGTCACCATTACCGCAGCAAACGCCAATATTTTCCCGTATATGTCGGTTACCGGCACGGGCATTTCGGCGGGTAACTACGTTGCTAGCGTTAGCGGGACTACTGTCACCTTACAGGTTGCGGTCAATTTAGCGTCGGCTACTACGCTGACCTTTAGTGGCTCGCCGGAGGTGCTGGTCAAGTTCAATTTTGGCTGGCATTCGTACTACAACGCTACCGGCGCTGCCGTTGCTAGCTAAGGAGTAATAAGAAATGGCAATTTCACGCGCCCAATTACTTAAGGAACTCCTTCCTGGCCTCAATGCTTTATTCGGTCTGGAATACAGCCGATACGGTGAGGAGCACAAGGAGATTTACGAAACCGAATCTTCGGAGCGTAGCTTTGAAGAGGAAACCAAGCTGTCTGGGTTCAGCGCGGCTCCGGTGAAGAACGAAGGTCAGGCGATTGCGTACGATAA